TTCAGTTTCCAGCTTTTACAACAGCAGCAGCAATTCTTAGAATATCAGGTTAATCATAGGAGATAATTTCCTATGTCAAATACTTGGGGTTCACAGACTTGGAGCTTTAATCAATGGAATGATTTAAGTAATGTAAATCTTTCCGTTACAGGGATTTCTACATCTTCAAATTTAGGTTCACCATTAATTGACACGGAAATAAATCAAGGTTGGGGTTCTGATACTTGGGGAACAGAAACTTGGGGTCTTTCTGGTCAAAATGCAGATGTAACTGGTATTGCGTTATCTTCAAATTTAGGTTCAGTAATTATTACTGCAGATGCGTCTGTAGATGTAACAGGAGAAGAAGCAACTGCTACAGAAGGAAATATAGAAGCATTTTCTTCTTTTGTCGCAGAAGTAACAGGTCAAGCAATGACCATGACTTTAAGTTTTGATGAAGAAATTGTTTCACCTACAGGACAAGAATTAACAACTTCATTAGGTACAGCCACATTAGATGCAAATACAATTGTAGAATTAACTACAGAAGTTACTCCAGGATGGGGTGCATCAGTTGGTTGGAGTCAACAAGAATGGGGACAAGCATCTATTCAGATGTCTATGTCAATGGATGAAGGAACAGTGGATCCTTCTCCTGATGCAGAAGTTGTAGGTATTGGTATTGCAGCTAACTTAGCAGTTGGCACAGTTGTTGCAGGTAATGCAGATGTAACTGTTATAGGAGAAGGTATAGCAGCAGGTCTTGGTTTAGGAACTATAGATCTAAATACTCCTGTTGATTTAACTGGAATATCTATGTCTGCTAATTTAGGTAGTATTGCAGAAGTAACAGGTACAGCAGTCGTTAATTTAACAGGTTTTGACTTGACAATGCAATTAGGAACTAATACAAATATCTTAATTTGGAATCAAGTAGATACTGGAACAGCACCAGTAGACCCACCGGGTTGGGTAGAAGTTGCTGCATAATGAGTTTGACAAAAACTCTAATTTTTAGTAAATTTAAACAAATAAGGAATTAAAAATATGGCAAATTCAACATCAGCTAATTTAAAATTAACTGTTCAAGCTACTGGAGAAAATTCAGGAACTTGGGGACAAATTACAAACACAAACTTACTTATTCTTGAACAAGCAATTGGTGGTTATGATACTGTTGCATTAAATGAAACAACGGGTGCTACTTTAACTTTTACAAATGGTGCTTTATCAAATGGTAAAAATCAAGTTATTAAACTAACAGGAACAATTACTACAAACGTAAATGTTGTTGTACCAGATTCAATTGAAAAAACTTACATTGTAGAAAATGGCACAACAGGTGCTCATACTGTAACTATTAAAACTACTTCAGGAACTGGAGTAACTTTTGCAGCAGATGATAAAGGTACTAAAATGGTTTACTCTGATGGTACTAATGTTGTTGATACGGCGTTTACAGATTTATCATCTGATAAATCTCCACAACTTGCAGCAGATTTAGATGCTAACGGAAATAATATTTTAATTGATAATGGTAATTCAATTAATGATGAAAATGATTTAGAACAAATTAAATTTGCAACTACTGCATCAGCAATAAACGAATTAACAGTTAAAAATGCAGCTGCAGGAAACGCACCTGAAGTTTCTTCAACAGGTGACGATACAAATATTGATTTAAAAATAACACCTAAAGGTAGTGGTAATGTTGTTTTAGATGGTTTAAAATATCCAAATGCTGATGGTTCAGCAGACGAATTTTTAAAAACTGATGGTTCTGGAAATTTATCTTTTGCAGCAGCAGGAGGTGGATTACAATCTATTCAAGTATTTACTTCATCAGGAACTTACACTAAACCAGCTGGAATAAATAAAATTAAAGTTTATGTTACCGGCGGTGGTGGCGGCGGAGGAGGATGTCCTAATGCCGAAATTAATAGAAAAGGTGGCGGCGGTGGCGGTGGTGGAACTGCTATTGAAATTTTAGACGCATCATCAATTACAACTGAAACTGTAACTATTGGTGCTGGTGGTTCTGGTAGCGGTGGAGATGGAGGCGGTGGTGGTACCTCATCTTTTGGTTCTTTCTGTACAGGAGAAGGCGGTAGCGGTGGAGATGCGGCTGGAAGTTTAACAGCACCTGGACAAGGTAGCGGTGGAAGTGGTATTGGTGGTACTTATAATTTAAGAGGTCAAGCTGGTGAAGGAGCAGACAATTCAGATTCTCCAGGTAACATACAAGGTGGAAGTGGTGGAAGTAGTTTTTTTGGCGGTGGCGGCACTGGTGTAGTTGGAAATTCTGCTCAAGCTGGTTCAAATGGCGGTGGCGGCGGAGGAACATCCTCAAATCAACCACCAACAATTAGAGGTGGTGGTTCTGGTGGTGATGGAATTGTTGTAGTAGAGGAGTACGCATAATGAGAGCATTATTAAATTCTGAAAACAAAGTGATAGACGTTAAAGAAACTGAATTTCCAGTTCATTCTTCATGTACTTGGGTAGATTGTGATGATACAGTTAAAATTGGTTTTACTTATGATGGTACAAATTTTACAGATCCAAAAGTTCCAACTGCTGAACAAATTGCAGAACAAGAAGCTAGAGAAGCAACAAAAGCAAGTGGTAATCAAAAATTATTAGATTTAGGACTTACACAAGAAGAAGCAACTGCACTAACAGGATATAAACCTCCATCTTCTTAATAAGTTATAGTGGTGTGTAATGAAAGAAATAAAAAATTTTATCTCTGATAAAGAATCTAATTATTTAATTAATTTTCACAAAGAAAATTTTAATTTAGATAATTCTTATAGTAAAAAACATAGAGAAACAGAGGTACTTCAATTTATGAAAATGCCTAAAAACTCTTTAATTGACGATGTTTATTCTATTTTAAATAAACATATTGAAAGCATAAATAAAAATTATGAAATTAATTATTTTGAAATAGTTAAATGGCCAAAAAATGAATTTCAAAATAAACATAGAGATTTTCCATTTCATCCTTATACAAGTATATTATATCTAAATGATGATTTTAATGGTGGAGAAACTGTAGTTGGAGATAAAATTATTAAACCAGAAAAAAATAAATTAATAAGCTTTGAAGGAAGTCAAATAATACATGGTGTAAATACTATAACAGAGGGAGAAAGATATACAATTCCTTGTTGGTATAGAATAAAAAATGTAAAAATAACTTGGAATTAAAAATTATGAATTTATTACATCACTATTATTATTTTCAATCGGCTATACCAGAAAGAATTTGTGATGACATTGTAAAATACGGTAATCAAATGCAAAGTGAAAAGGCTGGAATAGATCACAATAATACTGGAACAGAATTAAATTTAAAAAAAAGAAATTCAAATATAGTTTGGACAAGTGATCAATGGATTTATAGAGAGATACAACCTTATATACAAAAAGCAAATAAAAGAGCAGGTTGGAATTTTTTATGGGACTATTCTGAACCTTGTCAAATTACTACTTACGAAAAAGGTCAATATTATGATTGGCATTGTGATAGTTGGCCTAAACCTTATGAAAGAAACAAAAATGTTAATGTTGGATTTCAAGGTAAAATTAGAAAATTATCTGTAACTGTTTCTTTATCTGATCCTAATGATTATGAAGGAGGAGAATTAGAGTTTGATACAAGAGATAAACATCCTAGTAAAAAAAATTTTATAAAATGTAAAGAAATATTACCTAAAGGATCTTTGGTTGTATTTCCATCTTTTGTGTGGCATAGAGTAAATCCAGTTAAAAAAGGTGTTAGAAAAAGTTTAGTTATATGGTCTTTAGGAAATCCATATTTATAATATGAAAAAAAATAAATTTATAATACCCTTTGCAGGTTACCCTATATTTGTTATTCAAAATGGTTTTTATGTAAACGATGATGAATTAAATTTTATTAAAAATATAGAATACCATAATCATTTCGATACAAATAATTTAAAACTATCTAAAAATGGAGATGTGTTAGAATTACAACAATTAAAAAGATTAAAAGATTTTATTAAAGAAAGTTTAGATGATTATGTTTCTAATATATTAGAAATTAATAATAGTTTTTCTTTTTGTCAAAGTTGGTCAACCATTCAAAATGGAAAAACAAAACATCCTTCACATACACACCCCAATCATTTAATTAGTTCAGTTTATTATGTAAAAACTAAACAAACAGAACTTATATTCAATATAGACAGATCTATATTACAAAATGGATATTATTTTAAATATGACGTAAAAAATTATAATGTATTCAATTCACATTCTTATAAAGTAATTTTAAAACAAGGTGATATAATTTTTTTTCCAGGGCAATTACATCATGAGTCTTCTATTAATGATGAAGAAGAAAGAATCGTTATGGGTTCTAGTTTTTTTATAGATGGAAAATTAGGTGATAAAGATAACTACAACAATATAGAAATAATTAACAATAAAAAAGAAAAATATTAATATGTCTTTTAAAGAAAAAAAGTATCAAGTAGTTAAAAATATAATATCGTCTGAAATAGCAGAATTTGTTTATAAATACTTTTCTAATAAAAGAGAAGTTTCAAAATTTTTATTTGAGCAAAAATATATTTCACCATTTACAGAATATTTTGGTGTTTGGAATGACACACAAATTCCAAATAGCTATTGTCATTATGCAGATATTGCAATGGAAACTTTATTAAGAGAAGTAAAACCTATCATGGAAAAACAAACAAATTTAAAATTAAGTGAAACTTATTCTTACGCAAGAATTTATAAAAAAGGAGATGTTTTAGATAGGCACAAAGATAAATACTCTTGTGAAATATCTACTACATTAAATTTAGGTGGAGATCCTTATCCAATATATTTAGATCCTACAGGTCAATACGATCAACCAGGTGTTGAGATTAATCTAAATCAAGGAGATATGTTAATATATCGTGGTTGTGAACTAGAGCATTGGAGAGAAGAATTTAAAGGAGAAGAATGCTGCCAAGTATTTTTACATTATAATGATGCTAGTTTAGAAACTGCTAAAGAAAATTATTTAGATAGAAGACCTTTACTTGGTGTACCGGGTTATTTTAAAAAATAAAAAAATCTTTTGTAGAAGGTTCTGACATAGCTCTAAACAAGTTGATTTTGTAGCTTAAAATATGTATATTATGATGGATGCAGTGATTCCACCACACCACATTACTGCATCCTTTATAATATTAGTACTATTAAAAGATAAAAAAGCGTATATAATGAGGTATTATGCTACAGAAACTTAATTTTAAACCCGGTTTTAACAAAATGGTCACAGATTCAGGAGCCGAGTCTCAATGGGTTGATGGTGATTTTGTTAGATTTAGATATGGTTTACCTGAAAAAATAGGAGGGTGGAATCAACTTACAATTCAAAATTTAACTTTACCAGGTGTAGTTAGAGCACAACATTCATGGACATCTTTAGCAGGTGAAAAATATGCGGCTATTGGTACATCACAAGGTTTGTTTTTATATTATGGTGAAGATTTTTATGATATTACCCCTTTAGATACAGCAATCACTGGAGCGGATTTTGATGCAACATCTGGATCTCCAACGGTTACTATTAATAAAACCTCTCATGGTTTATCTGACGGAAGATATGTGACATTTTCTAGTGTTACAGTTCCAACCGGATCAGGATACGCAACAACAGATTTTACAGATAATACTTTTGAAATATCAAATGTAACAGCCAATGCATTTGATATATTAATGCCTTCTAATTCAGCGGGTACTACATCTGGCACTGGTTCAGCAGAAATACTTCCATATATAATTGTGGGACCAACATTTCAAACAGCAGGTTATGGCTGGGGTACATACCTATGGGGAGATTCTACTTGGGGCACGGAGCGTACAACCAGTGACGTAGTTCTGGATCCAGGAAACTGGAGTCTTGATAACTATGGACAAGTTCTTGTTGCAACAATTAGAGATGGAGAAACTTTTACTTGGAATGCAGGAGCATCAGGTGCTAGAACAATTAGAGCATCTAAATCTACATCTGGTTTTTCAACTTCAGCTAACCCAACTGCATCAAGATTAACCCAAGTATCTGATAGAGATAGACACTTATTTCATTTTGGAACGGAAACAACTATTGGAGATCCTACGACTCAGGATCCAATGTTTATAAGATTTTCAAATCAAGAAGACTTAAATGATTATACACCAACTGCAGTTAATACTGCAGGTACATTTAGATTAGATAAAGGAAATAGAATTGTTGGAGCAGTATCTGGTAAAGATTATACTTTAGTATTAACCGATAACTCTGCTTATGTAATTCAATTTGTTGGTCCACCATTTACATTTAGTGTAAGACAAGTTGGTACTAACTGTGGATTGATTGGTCAACACGCATTAAGTTATTCTGATGGTAAAGTATTTTGGATGTCAGGTGAAGGTGGATTTTTTGTATTTGATGGTACAGTTAAATCATTACCATGTTTAGTTGAAGATTTTGTTTTTACAACAAATTCAAATAATTTAGGGATAAATTATAATGCAACAGATATAGTTTATGCAGAACACAATACTCTTTATAGTGAAGTAAATTGGTTTTATGCAAAATCAGGATCAGATCAAATTGATAGATGTGTCACATATAACTATGGAGAAAATGTTTGGACAACTTCATCATTAGCTAGAACTTCGTATGTAGATACCGGAGTCTTTGATGTGCCATATGCTACTGAATATGATAAAACATCACTACCTGTATTTGGAGATATCTTGGGTATTACAAACACATATGGAGCTTCAACTTATTATGCTCATGAAGTTGGAACTGATCAAGTTAATTCATCAGGCACAACTTCTATTAATGCGTTTATTGAATCTGGAGACTTTGATATTACAGCAGCTAGAACTAGACAAGGTCAAACAACAGGTATGGTTGACTACAGAGGAGATGGAGAGTTTTTTATGTCTGTAAAAAGATTTATACCTGACTTTAAGGTTCTTACAGGTAATTCAAAAATTACATTACTATTGAATGATTATCCAAATAACACTGCATCTAGCTCACCTCTTGGCCCATTTACAATTACCAATTCTACTGATAAGGTAGACACTAGAGCAAGAGGAAGATTATTATCAATTAAAATAGAAAATGATGGCACCGGTGAAACTTGGAGATATGGAACTTTGAGAGTCGATGCTCAACCAGATGGTAGAAGATAATGGCAAAAGTAGTAGTTAGTATACCAGAACCACAGCAAGAGTATGATGTATCCAATCAAAGACAAATTTTAGAAGCTCTTGACACTTTAAAAAATCAACTTAATTTCTCTTTTCAACAAGATTTAAAAAATGAAGAAGATCAAAAGGAGTGGTTTTTAGGTGGCTAATTTTTTCAAAAGCGAAACGTTTAATTTAACAACAACCAATTTAACAACAGCATTAACTATTACTACGTCTGCTATTGCAATTGTTAGATCAGTGCAAGCAAGTCATGCATCAGCTAGTAATGTAGATGTAGATTTGTATTTAAAAAAATCAGGTGGTTCTGATGTAGAAATAGCACATGTAGGATTAAACAAGTCTACTGAAAACTTAGCTAAGAATGTTATTAACCTAGAAGGTGGAGATATTTTAAAAATACAGGCAGACACAGCAAACGAGATCACTGGACAAATAAGTTATCTTTTGATAGATAGATCACAAGAAAATGGATAAAGATATACCAAAAATAGATTGTGTAACTACAACAACATACAGAAATACCAAGACAGGAGAAGTATTTAAAGAGAAAGTAGAAGGACCTGATATTGTAGAAGATGTTACAGTTCAAATTACTAACAAAGGTCTTGAAGTATTTCAGAAAGTAATGAATCAAAATAATGACAAACCAAAATCCTAGAGGCGGAACAGAACTACAATTTGAATATTTAAGAAAGCATGTAGAACCTAGCTTACTTAATCAAGTAGAAATTTGCACATCAGTTCCAGGTAAAATACCTTTACACCCAACCAAGTTAAATATTCTTTGGCAAAAAAATTCTTGGGATCAACCTAATTTAAATCCATGGTTTAGTGATAAATCGAATCATGATAAATATGATTGGTATGTATTTAATTCTAATTGGAACTTTGAACAGTTTACAAAAAGATTTGATTTACCAAGAGAGAAATGTGTAGTTATTAAAAATGGTATTGAAGAAGTACAACCAG